TCAGACCCTTGAACTTCTCAACACTCCAGCGACCGTTGGAGTCAACGTCGAGGTCAAACGAACCAGCGTTAGCAACGTTGTTCTGAGCACCAGGCTTAGCAACGGTGTAGATGGTACGGACGACTTCACGGTTGATCTCAGCAAGAACCTCAGTCGAGAGGATGTTGGCAAGTTCAGTCTCAGCATCAAGACCATGAATTGCTTTCAGGTCCTGAGCGAGTTCGAGACTGTACTCAGCTTTCAGCGCACGGGCTTTTGCTTCTACAGTGACTTTCTCGATCGAGAAGGACATCTCGCGGAAAGCACCAGTGTTGTCACCAAGACCCTCAAGGGTAGCGGTGTCCATACCACCAACGGCAGCATAGTTACCAGGAGAAGCAGCGTTAAGAACTGCAGGGTTGGTTGCACCTTCACCAGTTGCAGCACTGTAAGCACCACCACCAGCAGAGAAACCAGAAGGAGTCTCGTTGAAGAAGGCTTCGTTGTTGAATACGTTAGGGGTCGCACCGTTACCATCGCGGTCAGTACCACGGTGGGCACGCATTGCGAAGATTAGACCAGTAGGACCAGACATTGGCTGAACACCAGCAATGTCATATGCCATCAACTTAGGCATAGAACGACGGATGAGGCTGATCAGAACTGGGTCGAAACCAGCAACAGGACCAGCACCAGCGGCGCTACCAGAGAAACCACCAGTACCTGCAGAGTTGGTTGGATCCTCATAAAGGAGGGAACGCTCTTCGCGGAGGAATTTCTCTTGGTTTTCGAGAAGAATAGCCGTTACGGCTTTTCTATGATTATCTTTGATGTCTTCCAGGCCGTTGTGCTCCAAAATGGGAGTCCACTTCTCCTGAAGTTTTTCCGAATTGTACATTTTTCTGTAACTCCTTGTAGTGTGTTAAGTTAGGAATCCGTAATTATTTATGCGGAGATCATTTCCAACGATCAATCGCTGCCTTGTAGGCGGCCATTGGTCCTTCGACGAGATCTTCCTGTTTTTCTTCTACCAGATCTTCAGTGTGTGCGATCTGAGACTTAGGGAAATAATTTTCCTTAATGGTCTCAACTTTTTCGCGGAAAGATTCTTCACTATCAAACTCAACACCTTCGGTCAAGGAGGCGAACTTTTCTTTCTGTGTATGAGCAAGACCTTCGGATACGTCACTTACGATTCCATTTTTGATATAAGTTCCGAGTTTCTTGTTTAGCTCAACGTTAGTCTCGATTTGTTCATTGAGTTTTGTTTCCATTTCATCAAGCTCGGAGGTCATACCTTCGAGCACATCGTATTTGTCATCTGGAATTTCAATATAGCTTTCAGTGAAGAGGTTCTTCAAACCAGTGATGAACTCTTCAGTGATTTCATTGCGAAGACCCGAATCAATGGCGAGTTGGTTCTCTTTGACCCACTGTTCGGAAACATAATCTAGATGAGCGTCAACGCGAGTCTCCATGGACTCTTTGAGTTCTGCAGTTGCAGCTGCAAGTTTCTCTTCGTAAACACTCTCAAACTTTTCGACTTGCTCAACAACCTTGGCCTTTACAGCGGCTTCAAAGATTGTGGCAGCCTTAAATTTGAAGTCCTCGGAAAACTCTTCTCCGTTGAGTAGGGCTTCAACATCAGCCTTAACATCAACTTCGATTTCAGTCTTCTCAGCGACGACTTCTTCTTCTACTTCAGTCTCTTCCATTTTTGCGGAAGCGGCGGAAGGTTTGGTCTTGAGGGATTTATCACCCTCATGTGCCTGAGCAGCGGCAGCTTTTTTGCCGATGGAGGCGGTGTCATCAGGTTTGACGACAGGTCCACCCAAATCCGCGGCGGAAGTGGAGTTACCTGGAGTCTCACCTTCTAGTTTTTTAGGAGCTTTGTCACCAGCGGTTGCATTTGCAGTTACTGGATTCTGCTCTTCTAGAGTTTCGATCTCTTTTTCAACAGACATTGGAAAATCCTCTTGGAAAGTGTAGTATTTTCTTATAATATTTATCAGACTTGGAAATTACGGAGTAAATTCTCAAAAGCTTTGAGTTTCTTTTCCGTAAGTTCGTTCACCGATGAGTTATCAATAGACTCTTTAACAGCGGCAATATCAGACTCTTTCCAGAGACCGTTATTCCAAACCCATTCTCTACCCTCCATGATACCTTCAACGAAAGCATCTGGAGCGGATGGATCGGCAACAATGTCCGCAGCAGTGGACAACATGAAGTCGTCTTTAACGACATTCGTGTCACCTCTTCTCTCAATCGAGCCAAGACCTCTAGATGAAACACCAAGTTTTACACCTTCTTCAAGAAGATTTTTGGCAATTCTCCCCATAGGGGTTTCTAAAAGTTTAGCTTTACCGATGAAATTATTACCCTTTTGTTCTAATGAAACAATTTTATGGGATACTCTATCTAGGTTGATGGAAGGCCCATCAGGGTGACCGAGTTCACCAAGAGCGCGACCCTTGCTAACATAACTTTCGTTGTAATTAGCAACTTCTCTTTGCAGAGTCGAAATGGGATACATTCTCCCATTGCGATTTTTTAATTCCGCTTGGAGAAAGATACCCTCAATGAAATGATTTTTCTTGCCGTTGTTTTCTTCCGTTAAAAAGGAAACGTCAACAATCTCTTCTGCAATGAGTTTCATGGTTGTTCTTCTGGTTGTTCTTCAGTAGTAGCTTCAGTTTCTTCACTGTCATCAACCTGAACAATGGGTTCTACCTCATCATAAGCATCCACATCGGGTTGCTCTTGATCAGGACCATTGAACATGGTCTTTGCAACTTGAGCTTTTCTCGCAGTAATGTATTCAGCGCTCTTCCCGTAGAGTGCATTATAAATTTTTTCATTTGCGTTGACGTGATCCTTATTCAGAATATCGTCAATCACGCTACTGACGGGTTGATCAACTTCAGTTTCCATACCAAATATTATGTATTACAAATATTATTTATCAAATATTACCCTTACCGTAGTCGTCAGGGGAAATCATGGAGGAGAATGCGGAATCTAAATCTCCACCTCCACCACCTTCAGGCGGGGCTTCTCCTTCCACCGCACCTTCTTCTCCGCCCATGGCATCCATTGCTGCCATTGGATCTTGGATAATACCCATCTCTTTTTCCTTTGCGATTTGGGCATCAATCTCTTCGATTTCATCCTCCGTCTGTTTCAAGATCTGTCTGCGGACATAATCAACGGAATAGTACTTACCAAGGAATGGTTCACAGAGGTTAACAGCGTTGATACGCTCAGTCAACATCTCCATTTCCTTCAGTTCAGTGAAGTGATTATCGAAGATGAAATCATATTGGATATCTTCTTTTAATTCATCCCAGTCTTCAGGAGTAACAATACCCTTAAGAATGAGTTGTGTCTTTAGGATATCATGGAACAGTTCCGAAAAACGCTTACGGAGACGACCAACAAACTTTGCAAACTTCAGTTCGTCGCGAGTAATCTCATTAGAACGACCGATAGTGAAAGAAGATTCGGATTCTAATCTTGAGAGTGGAATGTTCAGAGACTTATAGAGTTTCTTCTGGAAATACTTAACGTCTTCTAGTTCACCTAAGTTCTGTCCACCTGGAAGTGTTGTGATTTCAGTACCACGTCCACCTTCTCTACGAGGCAACCAGAAGTCTTCAAGCATACTCATATGCTTGCGGTCATCTCTCATTTCACCAGTCGAAGAATCATAGACTAGTTTATTACGATAACGACCCATGACTTCGCGGAGATATTGTTCCGCTTTCATCTTAGGCAGGTTACCAACATCAATGTAGAAAATTCTACGTTCAGGTGCTCTAGAAATTCTATAGATGACTAGAGAGTCTTCAATCATTCTTAACTGATTGACAGACTTAATTGCTTTGTGAAGGTAAGACAGAACCATATTACGGTTATGGTCCATGACACCCGAAGGAACATATGCGATTGCATCTGCGGCAATCTTAACTCCTTGGTTGTCACTACCCTTATAACCTTTTGGGAAGTAAACGTAATAGTCTACAGTTTCACCGTAATCAAGTTTTAAACCCGCTTCGAGTTCTACTCCTCTGAGTTTTTCTTTCTTGACTTCTCTTACTCTTTTGATTTTAAGAGCATCAACATATCTCAGTTCTTTGATACCTTCCTCTGGTTTTTCAAAGTCAATGAGTTTATGATAGAAGATTCTACCGTCAATATACCAACGACGGAAAATCTGGTGTGCTCTTTTATCAAAATCTAACAGACGAATGATATGCTTAAACTCGTCGCGGATAGATTTCTTAATCTTGTCGCTTGCTGAGAGATTTGACAGTTCAATCTCTACAGGTGCGTAATCTAAGTCGCTACTGATTGATTCATTGATGATGTCATCAATCGCGGAATCAGTCTCGGGATGTAGCGCAATCTCCCTATATTTACGGATAAACTCAAAATCGTTTTGATGTCTTCCTACGCCATCGAGGTCTAGGTATTGACCAAAATAGGCACCTGCAGCTACTGCTGAGGTGCCGTCATCACTATCTGGAGGAGCAGGGGAATATACCTTCCCCTGCTTTTTTCTAGCCTCGATAGAAAATCCAAATAGTTCAGCCATCTTGTAATAGTATTTCTATATCAATACTATTTATCAGTTCTGTAAAGAGTTCTTTGTAACTTCAAAGTAGTTGAACTGGAATTCAACTGTAAACTCTTCAATCTGATCATTCGACTCGTAAGAAAGATCGATTGCAGAAATTGCGGATGGCCAGGAATCGTAGAAGCGATATGCACGGACAACATCCATACCATCGACCCCAGGAGCTTCAATGTTCTGAGGTGTTTTGGAAGGTTTGATTCCGTCACGGCTTAGTTGATAAACCGTCATATCTCTACAATATGTCTCACCACCGTCAGCACCGTAACCCAATTGGGCAACGTTTTCGGTGTGAGCATTGATTCCACGAGACCACTTCTCGAATGCCTTACGGATGTTAAAATCACCGTCGTTAACAACAGTTACCGACCATGGTTCAAAGGTTCTGTCACCAGCAACCTTGAGCATTCTACCTCTGTAAGGTACTTCGATTACACCAACACTAGATGCGGGGATCTGTGCGGTCTTAACAAGAAACTCGGAAGTTTCTGTTGCGGTCTTGGAAGAATCCGAACCGATATCAACAACCCCAGCGAGGTTGGGGAAGTTGAGTCTCACCAAGAATAGATTGGGGCGTGCGCCCCCTCTAGTTAGTTTTGATTTAAACTCTGAAATGCCTTTTGCCATTTTCTTTTAGCTCCGTGTGTTATTTATTAAAATCAACCAATTAATTCATTGAAAGAAACACCCGTTCTAGTGGCAACGAAGGTGATCGTGATGAAGTTGATCGACCTTGCAGGTTTGATGTAAATCTCAGCCTGGAACTCGTTACGGTCAATGACATCGGGAGTGTTGTTAGAGTCATCACAAACGACCAAGAAGTCGTAGATACCTCTTCTTCCCTGAACATTTCTCAGATATGGATCACAAGCACCTTTGAATCCAGCGCGTGTGATTTCATCGTTGATCTCAAATAATTGGAATTTCGAGAATCTAGCGATGTTTTTCTCCAGTTCGATGAACAAGCGACGAACGTTGATACGATCGAAAGCAGATGGAGAAGAAAGTGCAGTCTTATCACCGAAGAGGACGATACCCTGACCTGGGAAAGAAACAACAGGGTTGATTCTTGCAGTGTAGAGTCTATCTCTCTCAGACTGTTTTGGAGAATATGCAAGTTTAGTTGCATTTCTCAGGTTTCCTCTGTTGTAACCAGCAGGGGAGAACCATGTCTCGGAATTGATTGTGGTGTTGATGCAGAGACCTGCAACATCAGCCGCACAAGGGAGATAACGGTAAGTATCGTTGTACTTATCGTAAACGTACTTATATCCAGAATCGAAAATAGCGTAGGAACTACTTGCGAGCGTATTGAAGAAGTCGATGATTGCATCAGTCTTCTTAGTAGAAGTATTAGAGTTGATTACGTCACTTCTCTGTGGAGAAACAACAGCAATACAATCTCTTCTAGATTCTGCAACACTGATTAGTTTTGTAGCACCAGCAGCAGTGATCTTACCTGGAACCAAGAAGTCAATGTCAGCAAACTCTTCAGGATCTAAAACTAGATCGTAAGAAGATTCGACTTGACTTTGGATTGCAGATGCGGAACCTGACCAATCATAGTCAGCACCACTTGCAAGTTTTCTTGCAACTACTTTATTAAGAATTGGGAATACTGTGTTAGCAGCATTGTTACCAATTGCACCACTGGATGAAACACCAGAACTATTTTCTGGTTGGATACGATCGGAAGCTTGAGTTAGAGTTCTATCTCCACCATAGATGTAAGAAGAACCTAATTCGATAACTTTCTTCCAGAACTTAACGTCACCTTCTGTACTCTTAGCATCAGATGCTTTAGACAGATATGTGAACGATTCGATTAGTGTACCTGGGTTACCAGTTACATTACCATCAGTGTCAACTAGGACAATGTGGAATTCGTCGAACTTACCACCACGAGACTTAACGAATGGGGAAGTTCCTGGTTGTGGAGCAATCGATACCCACTTTTTACCAGTTGCATACTCTAAAGTTGAATAGAGATCATTACTCTCAATTGCAGTAGCAGTAGCAATCGTAGTACCTGTGTTGTCCTGAATTACAGATGTTGCACTGAGTCTCTTAGTTGTATCCCAAAGGGTAACATCGATAGAGTCAGTACCATCATTCTTGTAAACAGTACCTTCGTAGGTGTTAGAACCACTTGCCCACTTGATATATTTACCAGCGGCTGGAAGATCAGCACCAACTGTAGCAACATCAAATGTTAAAGCAGCACCGCCGCCACCACCGAGTTGAGCATCGGCAACAGTGATTGTGTCATCAACTGCATAACCAGAACCACCAGACACAACAGTGACTGTAGCACCGCCACTATTATCAACTACGATGGAGAAAGTAGCACCAGTACCAGAACCAGTTGCGGTGTAGTCCGAAGCACCGATAGTATATGTAGCAGCAGTTCTATTTGAATCAGCACCACTAGTGGTGTCTACAGTTAGAAGTTGTCCTGCTGCAGGTGTGACGGTTACACGTTGGTGAGCACCAACGTCAACCATGGAAACTGTAATTCCATTATGGAACGTACCGCCGTATCTACCAGCAAATGCAAAAGCACTGGTGACACCGCCGTAGTTCTCTTCGTAATCCGATTGATTGTTAATTAGGAGTGATGTGTTAGTTGTTCCATCAACCTCAACATTAGCCGTCCTTAAACTGAGGTCATTAGCAGCTGCAGGTTCTCCACCAGCAGGTCTAATAACAGCAGCAACACCACCGTACTGAATAATAGTAGCGGCGGCAAACCAAGACTCATAATTATATTCGGAAGGTTCACCGAAAATGTCAACCAGCTCTCTTTCGCTGGATACATAGGTGACCTCATCCGTAGGTCCTTTCGCAGAAGCGATAGCGACAACACCGATGTTTTGGTCAGAGACGTTAATGGTGGCTGTTAGATCAACCTCCTTTACTTGTACTCCTGGTGAAGCAAACGCCATGTGTATATCCTCTATGAGATTTATTCTCCAAACTATTTATTGTTTAGGGGCTTTACATGGGGGAAACAATGCATGAACACACTACCAGTCTGGATATTCCCACTCTACGGTCCTTCCATTCTTCCGTTTATTGGTTATTCTTTTTTTAGTGCATTGCTTGCATTCATATGAGTAAGACGATGGATATTTACCTCTATCTTTTCGTATCAAATAATAATCTGTAAGTAGATCTTTTGTCTCTCCACAAGATCTACACTTTCTCTGTTTAAAAAGAAGATGTTCTAAATTAAACTCATCATCAAGGTTCATTTATATTCCCACATAAAGGATCTGTCCCCGTATTCATCGACCTTCCATACGTCACCAGCTGAATCCACAAAAGTACTCTCTTCAAATCCATCGTTGATAAATCCAAACGGCGCCATGTCTTCTTCAATTGCTTCTCTCTGATCTTCAAAGATTCTTTTTCTGATATCATCAGATGTGAGTTCTTTGAAATAATCGGATGTACATAACCACGCA